CCAACAGTAGCTGTAGTTCCAGTAAGAGTGCCTGTTATTGGGCTTCCATAGTTATAGGTCATGATAATTCCTTATTCTTTAGGGTATTTTTCTTTTACAGCTAAACAAGCATCAATATAAGCTTGAACTTGCGATTTATTGCCTTTAACGATGCCATCTAAATAATCTCTAAAATCAGGGTATTCAGTTGCTCTTTTTTCTGCATAACTTAAAGTATTAAAAGCATCTTGTTGTTTTGCTTGATTAATTGAAGCAACATCTTGAGAAGTAATTTGTACATAATCATTTTGAATTAAATGATCTTGTGAACCATCAGATGCAAAAGCAAAAATATTATTGTTGGAATCTTTGTAATGTTTCATTTTTTACCTTTAAGCAAGTTCCGCCCATACAAACAGAGAGCTTGAATAAACACTATTTGATAGTAAATATGTTGCACCATTAGGAACTATAACTCCTTGAGCTACATATTGCGTAGTTGCTCCAGTTTCCCCTTGATAAGGCATAGTGATGCCATTTACTTGCCAACCTAATACTCCACCACTTCGACCACTTACACCTGCATAAGCCATAATTGGTCTACCAGTAGTATTGGTATAAGTTACTCCCGGTGTTCTGCTTGATGTTACATCTGTCCAAGTTTGAGCAGTTCCACCCAACATATTGCCTTGTACATAAGCTGTAGTTGCTATTTGAGTAGTATTTGTTGATGTGCTTGCAGTAGGCGCAGCAGGTGTTCCAGTTAATGTTGGACTAAAAATTGGAGCGTAATTAGCTAATTGATTTTGTACCCACAAAGTATTAGCAATAATTGTGCTTGAATCATTAAATGGTGCAGTTGGAACTCTTGGTGTTCCAGTAAAAGTTTGACTATTAACTAAAGCATAAGCACTTAAAATAACAGTTGGATCAGTTAAAACCCAAGCTCCAAAAGTTGAACTATAAGTCAAACTTAAAGGATAACCAGCCGCAGGAATTTCACCACCAGAAAGAGCAGTATTATTGCCTTTAACAATAGGTGTAGAAGATAAAACTGTTGAACCTAAAGTTAAAGTTAAAGTTGTTGCTCCTGTATTTGCAGCAGAAGATCTAAGAATAATGGTAAAACCATCAGAAATTGCAGTTAAATTTGAAGGTAAAGTTGCTGTTAAAGCATTGCCAGTTCCAGTAGCAACAGCAAAACCATAATAATTTGCTTGTAACTGTTCACTTTGAACTAAATCAGTCATTACCGCAGCAGTATCATAATGACCAACAATGTCACTTAATAAAAATGGTGTTCCAGTAGTGCCTTCTTGACCACGCTGAACAGTTAATGTATCCCCAGATCTAGCAGTACAGTTGCAAATTTCATAAACAGTTGAAGATGAAGCACTTACCAAAGTAACTTTAAACTGTTGCCCTGTAGTTGGGCTTGGAAAAAGTGAACCAGTACCGGGTGCTACCGTAATAGTAGTTTGTGAAGAATTGATAGGGGCTGCTAGGGTAGTTTTAGCATTATTGGCGAATAGCTGAATCGTCATAAAAATCCCTATAAAGTGATGTTGTAATTGTAGCTAATCAGTAAGTAATTGTGTAGCTATATTCAAAAGGCAGTTGCAACACCCCAGAAGCTACGGCTGCTTGAAAAAATGGCGAAATTGCAATATTGGGAATATGAATTGTTATAGCGTTGTTACTACCATAAACAACACTAATATTGTAAATATCAGCAATATCAGGAATATCTGTTCCATTTACACCATACAAAAACCTTGTAACTCGTCTTTTTAACCATTGAGTGGTATATTGAAAACCATCTCCTTTGTAAAAATTCCAAGTCAAAATTCTTTTAAAATAATCATCAGTTACTTCATAAAAATTTGTTGGGCTAGTCTTAACATCTTGAGAATAAGCCGTTGTATCGTAAGGAACTGTATCGTATACGCCTAATGGTGAAAATGGAAAAGGCACTCCTAGAGTTGGTCTAGGCATCCCATAAATGCTTGAAGCTGTCCAATCCAATAAAGGATAGGATTGAACTGTATAAATAGGCAAATTTAAGCTATTAGTAGCATTTAAATATTGCTGAGAAGTATTGTTATATGCAGTAAAAAAAGCTTGTAAATCATCACTATACGGATCTTGCGTATATTGCTGATAAAGATAAGCTGGAAGCACTTGGGTTTGCATATTAGCCTTGAACTACTGTTACCAAACTAGCATTAGTAGTGAAATAGCTTTCTGGATCGCCATAAATCAATAAAGTTCCAGAAACTGGAGAAGTATCAATACCATTAATTGCTACTACATAGTTAATTTTTGATACTTGACTTGGTGGAATAATTGGTTCTACAGCATTTTGAAAAGCATCTTGCAATTCATAAGTATTGATTGGCTGACCTACTGAAATACTATTGATATAGCTAACAATTGCTGGTGTTGCCAAAGACGATACTGCGCTTGGTGACACAAAATTGGTAGAAATGGTATTCCAAGTAATAGCCACATTTACTGTTTGAGCAGGTGGATTTACAAAAATAATGCTGTAAGTATCAGGATAATCATTTACTGAAACTGTTACATTTCTTAAATTTGGGGTTACCACACCACCGCTTACATAAGTTAAGCTAGTAGCATTTAATGGAATACTAAAGGTAGTTTGACTTAAAACTGTTGCTGTAAATGTTCCATTAAATCCTGATGGGCTTACCCCAGAAATAACAACAGTTTGACCTGTTGTATATCCATGATTTAAAGAAGTGGTAACTACTGCTGGATTTGCTGAAGTAATATTAGTGACTGATAAAGTACTGCCAACAAGATTAGATATATCAGGAACAGAGTTAAAAATGGCATTTGCTACCTGATAAGGATCACCACCACCACAAATAATTTCCCATTGATTTGTTGCTATCAAACGAACAGAAACAAGATTTGGTTGAACTCCAGCAACATTCTGTAATTGAGCTTTAACAAAAGTTGGAACACCTTGTGCTGTAACCATTCCAGCTTGAATAACTTGAGCTTGATAGGAAGATATAGATTGTGCTGTAGTGCCGGGCAATCCTGTAGTTAAATTTGTGCAAGTAAGGGTATACCCTGATGGAACAGATGTAACAATTTGCGTAACAGTTCCAACAGGAATAGCCCAAGAACCAGCTACGGTTGCCAAACAGTAAAGTGCGGGGCTTTGCCCAGAAGCAGAAATAATTCCACCATCCTGAACGGTATATTGATAAGTACCATCAGAAACCACAAATCCAATAGGAATAACAAAACCAGCAATCCCGCTAAAAGTAACATAAACGGAAGTATTAGAACCTTGACCTTGTTGTATGCCATATACTTGCCCCAATTGATAAAGAATTGAAGGGTTAGCCGTTGCAGGACTAATAGAATTAACTAAATCAACATACGCTTGATCCTGAACCACTACTGCTCCAGCGGCAGTAGAAGCCATATCTTCTACCAAAGATCCGGGCAAATTTGCAGTAAGTCCCGGTGCCAAAGCTGTTGCCGCAGCAATTTCAGTATTTAATAAATCTGTTGGGGAAGCTGGGATTGCTCCAGCAGAAGTAATTGTTGCCATTAGCTCGCCACCGTTGTAGAAATAATTGTTCCGTTTTGGAATACAGCATTGATATTATAGGTTGGGTTAGTTGCATTTTGTTGTTTTAAAACTGTCAAACTAGCAAAATATGGTGCATATTGTGTTTGAGTTCTATTAACAGCTAAATCTGGTGGAATTTGCGTATTTACGGAATTTTGTGCTGGAATCCCATAATTGGCATAAAAAGGGCTTTCTCCTTGATTTAGTCTTAATGTTTGAGCCAAAGTAGCCAACCATATATAACTGGTTTCTGTTACTTCTACCCATTGTTGGGTTTTTGGGTCTACGCCATAAGTTCTCAATTTGGTGCTCCTGTATTTCCAGTTCCGGGCTGTACTCCGCTATGTGTATGTGTACTACCAACATTTTTACTATTATTTTGCAATGTACCAGTATTGGCAAAATTACCTATTTGATTAATATCACCAGTAATTTGCATAGTTGCTCCAGTACCGCCTGTTATATGGAATCCATTATCACCAGTAATTAAACCATGAACAGTTAAATTTCCAGTAATAGTAACTCCAGAGCTATCTATTACCATTTTGGTGCTACCATGAATAACGGTAACTCCTGATGGCACTAAAGTAATAGTAGTGTTGTTATTAGTATCTCTAATAACTGCTCCATTAGGAGCATTGATATTTACTGCATTTGGATCTACTGATGACCAATTTAAATTGCCAATAGGAACATAAATAAGAGCACCAAGATTAAACGGAAGGTCTAAAGGTGCTAACCCCTGTCCAAGCCCTGTAACTCCCCCTAGCCTTGCATCTGCAGCCATACAAACGCCAAAATCACCAACTTGTACAGGAAGTCTTACATAAGTGCTTTGAGCGATTGGGCATTGAACTTCTGGAAAATTAAACTGTCCACCTGTATCAATTTCAAAAGCTACAGTAACAATAGATCCAGTAACTTTTGTAACTCTACAAGGAAGCTGAAAACCAAAAGCTTGCTGGTTCTCATTCAGCTTATTTTGAATAAGATTTGAAATTGATACCGAAAAGGGCGTTTTTTGTTCAGCACTCATATCTGATTTATAGGTGTATTTGGAATGATTGCTTCAATAATGGTTACCCAAGCATTGCCATCTGGTGACCTACTACTTCCAACATGATGCAATTTTGTTATAAAAAATGTTCCATTAAACGAAATTCTATTTCTATATTGTGAATTATTGTTAACAATGTTTAATACTGGTATTCCAGATTGGAAAGAAATGTAGTCACCAATATTTAAGTCACCTCTCATCACTACCTTTGCGGAAATGGTATTAATACCAAGCCAAGTCAAATTGCCAATTACATCTGTAAATGCAATTTGTTTTGTAGCTGTTGAAGTAATTCCAGAATCTGTTAAAAAAAACCCTTCTGCATTGGAAGTAATAATTGCTCCTGTGTAATTTGGATTTTTTTTAATAGTTCTGCTAACTTGATTTACTTTTGCAGACAAGCTTAATAAATCAAAATTTTGAGATGGTGCATCTTCTGTATATATCAATCCAGAGCTAAATGAACCATTTATAGGAGTTGTTGGATAAGCATCTTGCAATGCTTGTTTTACTGCATTGGTTAATTCTGTGCCTTTTTTCCAACTAAAAGTAATATTTCTAAGAGTATTGGGATCTACAAAGCCCGGCACAATTACTAAATCTAAACAAACTTCTGTTCCTTGCCAATTTGCAAAAGCTTGAATAATTGAACCTTGCAAAACAATCCCACGCTGTTTAGGATTAGCATAGGGTAAACCCTTAGACATTCCCACTTGAATATAAATTTGACACAGTTCAACAGTTCTACCATCTGTTGAAATAGTAGGGTTGTAATTTCCAATTTGTCCTAATGCTTTTAAATCTACACCCCAAACTTTGACATATCCATTTGATGCGTATTGATGATAAGCATTTTGAAAAATGTCTAAATCTACTCTTAAAGATGAATAATTATCTGATCCTAAATCATATTGCGAACTATAACTAAATGCTTTAAATCGGTTGGGATCAGCTAATGGTGGAGTAATTGTGATGTCATAGAATCTCATGGGGTAATCTCAAAATTATTGCTACTAGCCCTATAGACTAATTTTGATGTTTGAAAATATCCAAACACCAAATTAATATCAAAATTATCTGGTGATGCTACAACAGGATTTGTAACTATCAAAGTTGAATTGTTGTTATAAATATTGATGTAGTATCTTTCTCCATAAATATTCCAAGTAACAATAGCTATATAAGTTATTCCGTCTAATTCTGGATTAAATTGAAAATTAGCATAAGCAGAAGGATTAAATGGTACTAAAGTAGTCATAATCAATCCGCATAAAAGTTAAGATTATTTGGTATTTGTGCTGAAGGTGTTTGTGTCCAAGTAGCCGTAGTTGGCAATCCATTAGACACTTTGTTCATCAAAGTTCCCAAAATAGACTGAGATTGTGATGAAGTAATCAATGGTTGAGTAAAATCCCATTGATACATATACTGAACTTGCTTATCTCCCGGTGGTGTTATATCCCTAATACCAGTTAACAAACAATTTGCATAAGTAAACGCTGGAGTTAAAACTGTAAAAGTGCCACCTGTAGTAATGTGTTTTTGAATACCAAATTGCAGGGCAGTCAAAATAGCTTGTTTAATGATTAAACCGCCACCTGTTTGAGCAGGACAAACCATCAACATACTAATATCTAAAGGTTCTTGAACTACAGCATTTGCGGCTGTTGCAAAGTTAGCAAACGGATATTCTGCTACTTTCCACTTAGCTAAAGATCCTCCCGGCAAAGGTTTGTAATGAGCAAAAAATTCACCGTTCTCAATGCCCGGAATATCCATCATTTCAGTCAATAAAGTTACTGGAGCATAACCCCCTAAATAATCAGCAAGACCGCCTACAAGCCATATAGGAGCTATTTCAAAAGCAGCAGAAAAAGTTGTTTGAGCTAAAGAAGTCATAGTTACCTTTGTGATCCAGCCATTGTTGCAGCTTTTTGACTTACGCCATCGCCTGTAGTTACATAAATATCTGTTCTGTTTGGGTTGAACAATTCAAGATGGTTTTGTTCTTTTGGATCTTTGCTGTAAGGAGCATACAAATTGAATTTTTCTGCAATTTCTTTATCAGAATATCTTGCTCTTAAAGCATTTAAACTGGCAGTAGAAACATCAACTGCTGTAGCATAACCTTGTTGATTAAGAACAGTATGATGCGATCCTTCATGCCAAATACCTTGTGACATTGCATATTCTTTAGAGCGATAACCACTAATAGCTGTTAATCCAGCAGCTTGAATAGCTTCTGATAATTTAGGATCTACACCTTTCAAAGCAACAGAATTATTGATTGCTTGAATTTTATCGCTTACATCTTTACCAATTGGAACACCTTGTTTATCTTTTGGAACTTTTCCAGACCATCCAGCGTCTTTTGCTTCTCCAAACCAATTCCATCCTGAAGGTTGATCTTTTAATGACTTATCTGGTATTAATCCCAAAAATTCAGCAGTAGCTACAATAACTTTTGCTAATGTTTTTAAAGCTTCAGCAAAAGTTTTCATATCTTCTTTAGCTTCACCTGAAGCCAAATATTTTCCAAAATCTTTAATTCCTTCATTGATAGTTTTCATTGCTTCAGCAAACTGTTCGCTATTTAGCAAATTATCAATAGTGTCAGCAATAGTTCTAGCTAAAGCCTTTAATTGTGGAGTTAAAGTATCTAAATTCCTAATTAAAGAATTTTCAATAATATTTCCAGCTTCTTTAAGATTTACCCAAAATTGTCTAAAAGATTCATATTTTGCTTCATCAATAGCAAAATTATTTGCCCCTGTTCTCAAAGAAGAAATCATCTTTGAAAATTCTTCTGGGGTCATATTTCCAACAGTTTGCAATTGTTCTTCACTTAGAACATCTTGCAAGCCCGGTGTCATTGCTCTTGCTACATCAATATTTCCACCAGCAGCTTTAATAGCTTCTCTAGCTTTTGTTAAGATGTCAGGCAGATTTTGGAAAGCATTTTTTCCTAAATTACCACCTAAAACACCTACTTTGTATTGTTCTGTAAGGGTTGTTTGTAGCCTTTGAATATTAGCCATTACCCCTTCAATACCACCAAGATAAGGCTCACCATAAGTTCTAGCGGCTCTTAACTGTGAAGTATTAACTCCAAGACCTGTGGCTTCTCTACGCAAATTGCTTGCGGAAGAAGCTAAACCACCAAGACCAAATCCACCACCAATTGCGCTATAAGTAAGCCATTTTGCGGCAGACATAGCCGCAGAAGCCATATTTGAAGCAATTGAAGCTGTATAGCTAACAGCACCTTTTAAATTTTGTGCTCCATCAGCAATTGCTTTATTAAAAGCTTTTTGGCGTTTTTCTGCTTCTTCTAGAGTTTTATTGACCTCTTTCCATTTTTTGGATTGGTCATCAACAGCTTTTTTGTATTTTTCAAAAGCAGCTTGAAAAGCTTTAAACTTTTCATCTAAGACATCTATTTCAATTACTGATTTTACTGTCATGTTATCTTCCTAGTAATTAAAATAAACTCTTATTCTTTATTGCCCTAATTAAATACCTTTGGCGATATTCTGAAGCATCTTCCCATTTAAACCCTATTTCTTTCATAAACTCACCAAAATTTATGTAAGTAATGTTGTCTAGGACACTATGAATGATTCCTTCGCCTTCTTGCCAGTACTTTCTTTCTTGGTCAATATCGGCAAACCACTCATGTACTCCGTACATTCCGAGAATGTAAGCTCCCAACTTCTCAATGCACCTGCCATCTCCAAGAAAGAATTTTTCAAGTCCTTCGGTGCAACCTTGGAGATTGCTGTAAAAAAAACTAAAGAGCTAATTGCTTCAGCTTCCTCATCTTCATTAAGAACTTCATTCTTTACCGCTATATCAAAAGGCATAGTTTCCCAGCCTTTTTCAGTACTAACTATTACATTGGTTAAACGAATAATTTCATTTATTAAACCAAATTTAACTCCACCTGCCCCATCCCAGTTACCCGCCTTTGTCGCAATTGACTTTAGGGCTGGATAAGCTAGTTGGGGTGCGGATAAAGCTAAATGCGCTTGATTAATACTGTCAAAACATTGACTAAATACTTTTCCTAATTCCAAATAAAATTGTTCAAATACAGATCGACTGATAGAAGTGGAGTGAATGTGAACTGTTCCATTATTCTCAGTCTGCACCTGCATCACAAGGGACAGATTACGATCAATTTTCAATTTTTATTCCTTCATTAGATTAAGCAAATAGGGTTGAGTTAATGTTATATACACCACGCAAGCGAACAACTAAACCAGCTTGTGTACCATCAAAAGCAGTTTCTTGAATACTCATTAAAACGCAATTGTTTAGCTGGAATGGCTGTAAAACTTGTGTATCTGGGTAAACTGTTACTGAACCCAAAGTTGTATTAGTTCTAATTTGACTGCTATACGCTTCACCAAGAGCTTGAGTTCTTAGTAAGTGCATAGTGACAGTTCCGTAAATATATGGCTCTGGGCTGGTTACTGCTCCAGTTAAAGTGCCAATAAGCAGGGAAGTATCGCCATCAAAAGACAAACTAATAGCTTCTCTAGCCAAATAGCCTGATGTGACATTCAGTTGAGTGAAGTCAGCATAGACTACGCTAGCTAGTAGCCGATTTAATGTACCTTGTTGGATTTGTGGATTTGCCATTTATTTTTCCCCTTAAACTGGAATGTTGCTTGCAGTTAAGTAGATCGTAATAGAACTGAATCCACGCAATGGAACAAATGTCAGGCTCAAGCCGTTATAAGTACCTGTTGCGTAATCACCCGGATTTTGTGCTACATAAGTAGTAAATGGAATTGCATTTACACTAGCAGGTGAAAGAATCAATCCAAACGAAATACCATTATTTACAGTCGCTTGTGCTACTTTTTGCAAGGTATTAATACCAGCTTGGTTGTAATACAAAG